GTTGTAGTACAAGGCTTTAGGCCAAGGGCCATTTAGAGACTTTAGGCCAATCATGGAATAGTCGTCTAGAGTTAGAACGGCTACGGGATAGTCAAGGCCACCACCGTAAATTGGTTGTCCGTTGGACGTGGTGTTAATCCGCACATAGGCAGAATTTACCCGCAATGGTTTTTGGTAGTAGCCCGTAATTGTCGTGCTGGCTACCGATTGGGAAATGTTTACCTGATACGTTCCCGTCTCTAATACATTGCCACCAGCGCCGCTAATAAACGACACAATTGACGTTCCTGCCGTAATTCCTGTGCCGGTTAAGGTTTGGTTTAACGTGACAGCGCCTGACGAAATGGCGGTGATTGTCAGGACATTGCCTGAGATTGAGCCGGTAAAAGTCGCTCCGACTGAGCCGCCTGGCCCAATTGTGTATTGGGTTTGTCCACCAACCACGGGAAAAATGATTTCCGTGAAGTTGTAAACCATCATGTCCTCGTTAGACCATTGATCTAACATATCGTTAAGCATATCAAACGCATCTTGCGCCGCTTCGGGCGTAGGCGTTTCACCGGCCTCTAGTGCGCCGATGTCTTTTAATGATCTAGAAACTATGTCGATTGGCTGTGCCATTGTTGCTCCAAGGTAAACACAGGCGGTTTCCAGGGAGGCACAACAGATTTCGTCTTACCAAGAAGCGCCAATTGTTCCTCTAACCGTGATTCTATTACATTTTGCCCGTATTGGGTTGCGCCTTCTTTTATCCATGAAATCACCTGATTTTCGGTAACTTCTGCGTAAGGCGTTTTTACGCTGTACTTGTCAAACTCCCAATTTCCCTCGGTTTCTACTGTATTTGTGTCATCAGTAGCCAAAACGTGATATTTGGCGTGGGTTATTGCCTCGCCTTCCACGGAAATATCAAGAATTTTCCAAGTTGTAATCATTCCGGCTCTTTAACTTCGGCTTGTTGTTTAGCCTCTTTTTGCATAGCTTCTACCAATTGATACACATTTTGATAGGGTTGCGTGCCCAAATACTGAAGGACAGCGTTAACCAAATTTACCGACAAAGTTATTTTTTCCATTACCAAGGTACTCCAACAGCAGTTACGGGGTTTTTCTGTAAAGCAATGTTAGCGGAAAGGCTTGCTTCATAAGCGTCCTTGTCCACGCCGTTAGCCCAGCACCAGTTAAGCACTTCAGCCTCGGTCACGCTGGCGTAGGGAATAGCAGGGGTCGCAGCAGCAAAGCCGCAAGTGCCGTATGAACCAGCGGTGTAGTCACCGTCTACAGCGTTGCAAGTCCAATGCGCCGTGGTGATGAAGCCGTCTGCTACCAAGTAGTCGGTCTGTACGATTTGCCAGTTGTATGTAGTCATGATATTTCCTTTATTAAATAGAAGTAACAGTCTGCCATGCAGAACCAGAATAAACGCAAAGTTTTGCAAGAGTGTTATCAAAGACCATAAGACCAGCAGCAGGGCTAGAAATAGCGTTTTTCTGCGTAGTAGTCATATTAGGCATACGCACACCTTTGGTGGTGCTTTGTGCGTCTAAGATTGCGGATGCTGAAGGAGAACCCGTCCCTATTCCTACGTTACCGCTGGAATCGATACGCATTCGTTCTGTGCCGCTGGTATATAAAGCAATGACGTTTGCGCCCTGAGCAAAGATGGAAGCGTTACCACTTGAATCAGACCCAAATAATTGCTCAGAATTTGCTGCTGTTTTTGCGCCAAACCAACATCCACCAGTTGCAATAACTGCGCTAACTTTTGAAGTCGGCGAACTCGTACCTATTCCTACGTTACCGCTAGAGTCAATACGCATACGTTCTGTGTTGCCTGTATATGCAACAAGATTTGCGCCATTTGCTCCAACACCGACATCAAAATCTGCTGTTGTATTATCTTTGAAGTTAATCAAAGCAAGCGCACTTCCTGAGTTTTGAAAACGCGCAATGTACGAAGTTGATGCCGAGGCAACATGAAGCGGACGAGCTGGAGAACTTGTCCCTATTCCTACGTTTGTGCCATCAAACACAAAAGCACTACCAGTAGCCAATGCACTTGTAGAGCTTGCGTAGACAACACCGTTAGCAGTGAAGGATGTTAGTCCTGTGCCGCCGTAGGCTGTGCCCAGCGCGTTGGTCAGATTTAGCGTGTTTGCGGTCAGCGTAGTGCCGTTAAATGTCAAGTTAGCAGATTGGCTAAACGAACCATAATGGATTTGGTTAGCCGCAAATGACGTAACACCTGTACCACCATTAGCAATTGCTAAGTTAGCAAAGGAAAGCGTACCGCTGCCGTTAGTCTGCAATGGCTGTCCGCTAGTGCCATCCGCGCTTGGCAATGTCAGGTTAACAGTGCCTGAGATGTTTGGGCCTAGCAAGTTAACCGAGCCGCCTGCTGTCGCTTGAAAAGTTAAAGTTCCCATGATGCTTCCTTATGGTGCAATTATAAGTTGCGAGGCCCGTAATGCGCCTGTAGATGGCGTAAAACTAAGTTTGGTTGAAGTGACGTAAACAGGCAAATTACCTGTGTTTGCTGTTACCCATGTTGGATAAACCGATGTTGCCGTAGCTGCGTCATTAGTCACCGCTACGTTATTAGCGTTGGTCGCGGTCGTAACAACACCAGCCGCGCTTGTGTTTTCGGCAAGGATGGATAGGTTACGGGGAAGGCTCATAGTGCTACCCAAGAAGTTGTAGATTCATCCCATATATACCTTTTGTCATCCGTAGGCATAGGTACTGGGGCTTCCCATTGGCAAGTTTGCTCGTTAAGAATCCAGCTTGGATACGGCTGCGGTGCAATAAACGCATCCCGTTGGGCATCATAGGTGAATCCAATCCCAGCGTAGTTCTTACGAAATGGTGTGCCGCCTAACGAATGTACCCCACCAACAGTGTTGTAACTGGTCTTTTTCCAAACTTTGCCTGTTGTTTCAGCGTAGATAGCTTCGCCATCATGCGGCTCGTCCACCCCAACAATCACTTGGACAACAATGTTATTTTCGTCAAGTTGTGCAAAATGTGCCATATTTCCTACCATTGAAATGTGCCAGTACCGGCAGTAAATTTATAAACTTTGTAACCAGAGGAAGATGATGTATCCGAAGCAGGAACATTAGACCCCGTTGTGGTTACGCCGTTAACAACCAAACCACTAGAGAATGATGCAATGTCTGAAGATGTATTGGGGTAGGAAATAACCACAATACCAGAGCCACCAGAGCCACCAGCATTAGATGTTGCCGCAGAACCACCAACCGCACCACCACCACCACCAGTGTTAACTGTTCCAGCATTACCCGCAGCGCCGCTTGTAGTTGCATTTCCACCACCTCCAGCACCGCCTGCCCCAGTGTTTGAAACTTTACCACCACCGCCGCCACCAGCATAATAAGTCGCAGTTCCAGTAATGGATGATGATATTCCGCTACCACCATTTCCACCAACAGTAGCTGTTCCAGGATAACCAGAAGCGTAAGCGCCACCACCACCACCGCCGGATGTTCCGCTTGCTAAAGCACCACTTGTACTTGCGCCACCAGCAAAACCTTGTCCCGAAACACCAGTGCCGCCTGAACCTCCATCACCACCGCCGCCACCAGAGCCGCCATTTCCACCTGTTTGGCCTGACCACATTCCGTAGCCGCCACCAGTTGATGTAATGCTCGAAAAAACAGAATTGTTGCCTTGCGTTGCAGTAGCTGTATATGGCGCACCTGTGCCGCCAGAACCAATTGTGACCGTGTAGCTTGTTGAAGCGGCAACAGAAAATCCTGTGGCTGTTTTAAAGCCACCCGCCCCACCACCACCACCATCTACCCCAGCAGCACCGCCACCACCAGCAACAACTAAATAGCTAACAGTTGAAGGCGCAGTAGGTGCAGAACCACCCCATCCTATAGTTCCAGTACCCGCCGTGAATTTATAAACTTTGTATCCAGAACGTGATGTTGTATCTGGAGATGGAACATTAGAACCCGTGGTAGTTATGCCGTTAACAACTAAACCAGCAGAAAATGATTGAATGTCTGAACCTGTATTAACATAAGCAATAATAACAATACCAGAACCGCCATTACCACCACCGGCATCAGGTGCATCAGTATTTCCGCCACCTCCACCTCCGCCGCCTAAGTTTGCAGTGCCATTTCCACCTTTTGTTCCTGTACCAGAACCATTGCCACCACCGCCTAAACCGCCAGAACCGGGTGTCCCATTGACAAAACTGCCACCACCACCACCTCCAGAATAAATTGTTGCCGTGCCAGATATAGATGATGATGATCCAGCGCCGCCATTACCCGCAGTGGAGCCTGAAAACGAAGCTCCTGCGGCAGAAGCGCCACCACCACCACCTCCGGGATAAGCATCGGCTGTTGTTGATGCTGAGCCGCCGCTATTTCCTTGACTTGGTGAAGTTGATGGTGTATTTCCAGCCGCCCCAGAACCGCCATATTGACCGCCGCCACCAGAGCCGCCTGCAATAGCCAAGCCAAACGAAGCGCCACCACCGCCACCACCACCTGCACTGGTTATAGAACTGAATACAGAGTTGTTACCAGATGTACCGTTACCAGCAACTCCAAGTTCATTATTGAGAAATCCTGTTCCACCTGCACCAACTGTTACAGTATATGTTCCTGCTGCTACAGAAAATCCTGTTGCAGTACGATAACCACCAGCGCCACCGCCGCCTCCATGACGACCACCACCTCCTCCACCGCCTCCTACTACTAAGTATTCAACAGTAGCTGGCGGTGTATTAATTAAAGGCCACAAAGCAGCTTGTAACGCTTGCATAATTTCATTGGAACGCCAGATACCAATAGCCGCAGACGAACTATTTACGGCTGCCGTAGCAGCCATAACAGAACCTTTGTACCTAGAAGACATTAGGTAATTGCCTCGTAAGATGCGGTTAATTCAATTGCCGATGCAGTACCAACAGTCACCACAATAGACTGTGCTTCACCAAGGTAAAACGCCGTGCTTTTATCAGCTACAACAATTGAAGCGTTTACTGGGACTGGTATTTGGTACACAAGACGATAGTTTGTTCCTGCACCAGCAGCAGCGCTGTTGATTGCCACGGTTACAGTAGCTGTAGACCCTGTTACGTTTGTAGCAACAATGTTGTCTATCTTGTTAATCGTACCAGATGCAGGCGTAAGCGCAGTCCAAGTCGTAGCTGATGTGCTGCTAGGAATTAAATAAGACGTGTTGCCGTAAATTGATGTTACGTTAACGATATTAGGGTTTGCCATGTCTGTTCCTCAATAGCCAAAGATCATCGCCATTGCGATACTTTTGCCTGTTGTTACGCCGGTTACGGAAGTGGTAATAACAAGTGCTTCCACAATGTCGCCTGCCGCGCAAGCTACTCCAAGAGTAAATCCTGTGCCGCTTGTGGCAGTGTAATCAGAGCCGGTTAGCAATACACCATTTACGTAAATCTGAAGGTAGCCTACCGCATAAGTAACTGTAAACGCCGTTTGACCAGCCGTAGCAGTAAAAGTTGTCCTGCTATATGCGCTTGCACCACCCGATGCGTTAATCGTAACTGCACCCGTACCGCCAGCCGGTGAAATAGTGACGTTTGTACCCGCAATGATTTGCGTCACACCACCCGAGGCCGCAGCCCATGATGCTGTAGTGCCGTTAGATGTCAGGACATAGCCATTTGCGCCAATAGCCAAGCGCCCAGCGCTATTTACGCCCGTTCCAAGTATTAAATCGCCGGTGGATGTTATGGGCGAAAGCGCGTTAAACGCCGCAGAAGCCGTAGTTTGACCAGTTCCGCCGTTAGCAATTGCCACAGTGCCGGTCACATTTCCTGCTGTTGTAGCCGTTGTCGCAGATGTCGCCGTAGAAGCGTTACCCGTCAAAGCGCCCACAAAAGTGGTAGAAGTAACCGAAGTCAAGCCAGCAATGGTCGTTGCAGTACCGCCCAGGCTAACCGCGGTTGAGCCGATTGTGATGCTTGAGTTAGTTAGCGCACCATTAGGAATGTTTGTCAGGCTTGCACCCGAACCGCTAAACACCGTTGCGGACAATGTGCCTGTAGATGGGACGTATTGATACTTAGTTGAACTGGTGTACTCAGTTGATAAAGTCCCGCTAGTGACAGCAGCAAATAATGGGTATCGAGTAGATACGGTGGTTGTATCGTCAGTAATCGTAATAGCCGATGTCGGGGTTGTCCATGTAGGCGCACCCGAAGCGTTCGACGTTAAGACTTGACCAGAAGTACCCGCCGCAGTAAACGCATAAGCCGTACCCGTGCCATACGCCACCGTGCCCGCAGTTGGAGTCGCTGTGCCATTTGTTCCCCCGTTCGCAATTGGTAGCGTTCCCGTAACGCCGGTGGTTAATGGTAGTCCTGTGCCGTTTGTCAGGGTAACAGATGTCGGCGTGCCCAAAATAGGCGTTACTAACGTGGGGCTGGTGGACAAAACAACCGAACCTGTGCCGGTGCTGCTTGTCACCCCTGTACCACCCGAGGCCACGGGCAAAGTGCCGGTGGTTAACGCCGAAGTTGACGTAGCGTAAACCGCGCCGCCCGATGTAAATGTGGTCAGGCCCGTGCCGCCATTGCCGGTGTTTAGTGTGCCAGCTAACGTAATTGCACCATTGGTAGCAGAACTAGGGGTAAACCCTGTAGTGCCTGCGCTAAAACTTGTTACCGCAATACCCGATGTTGATGCCCAAGCAGGCAATCCACCCGACACAGTAAGCACCTGGCCTGTAGAGCCAATGCCCAACATGGCAGTCGTAGACGCTGCCGACTGATATGGAAGTGAGCCAGCCGAACCGCCCGCAAGGTTAGTCGCCGTGGTTGCCGTGGTCGCCGAGCCTGCCGTAGTAGCGGATGTCGCAGTAGCCGCATTACCACCAATAGATAAACCGCTTGCAGTGCCCGTTAAACCCGTGCCAGGGCCGCTAAATTGAGTAGCTGCGGTGATAGTGCTGCCACCAACTGTAGAGCCGCTAATCGGCGTTCCTGTGATCGTGCCGCCAGTAATTGCTACGTTGTTAGCGTTTTGCGTGGACATTGTGCCCAAGCCGGTAACTTGCGTATTTGCTATGGAAATAGCGGTGTTTGATGCGCTAGTAATCTGGCCTTGAGCGTTTATCGCAAGCGTTGGAACACTTGATGCAGTTCCATAAGAAGCTGCGCTAACTCCAGTGTTTGTAATGCTGAAATAGTAACTTGCGAGAGTTAAACCTGTTCCCGCAAAGTACGCCGATGCACTAGCAAGCTGCGACCAAGTGATGTTTGTAACACCTAGTGTGCCACTTGCAGGAATAGTACAAGCCCAACCTGAGTTTTGTTGCGTTGCACCATTTTGGATAAAGGTAAACGCAGAAACAAGGGAAGCGTAAGTGTTAGCGTCTGTTGACCTAGCCCATGCACCGGCTGCGGCAACATAAATGCCGTTTTGCGTTTGATTGGTTTGGTTTTTTACCAATACCCTGTCACCCGCCAAGGTGGTGTAGCCGTCTATTGTCTGAAGGCCAGACAATGAAATATTGACTATGGTCGCTACTTGGCACTCCACTTTGATGGCATAACCTTGGGCGGTCATGTCCACATAGGCTTTGTTTACTATGTCTGTTGGGTTTGCAGCAGTTGCGCTAATCGTGCCGGTATTAGTGGCAATGTTGGTAAAAACGCCCGTGGACGGGGTTGTTGCGCCGATTGTTGTACTGTCAATCGTGCTGCTTGTAATGTGCAGACCCGATTGATCGGGTGAAATGGTGGCTGTAAATGGCTGACCCTGCCCGATAAACGTCTGAAATGTATTGTCCAGATTAAACAATGCCTGTACAGGCAGGATGTTTTGGTCTACCGTTTTGGCAGGGTCAGTCATATTAGCTTTGATCGCCGACAGGGGTTACATAAACCAATGAAGGGCCAGCCGCTGCACCAATCATGCGAACATAAAAAGGCACAGTTGGGCAAGCCAGCACAATGGGAGAACTCATTGACGCTGGAAGCAAAAAGTCGCCAGGTGTACCAGACACCGGCAACACAGCAGCGCCCACGTTAGCATCACCAAGTTTGACCGCAACGGCTACAGAGCCGGTGTTTAAGAACGCCGCAAAGTTTACTTGGTCGTTCGTTTGGTCATCAATGATGGTTGCAGACGTAGATGATGCTGTCACAGAAATAGCGACTGTTTTACCCGCTAATCTTAGGACAGACGTATTTGCCATATTAAACCGCCGTTGTAGGCAATGGGCCTTCAGCACGCACGATTTGAATAGCGTATGCGCCTTGTGCAGGGGTTGCACTAGCAGCAGTCACATTCAAGAACTGAATGGACAAAACGCCAGCGTTGTAGCAGTCCGCCTCGCCTGGAAGAATACCGGCAGTTTGCACGCCAATAGCGCCAATAACGATAACAAGGTCTGTAGTCTGCAAGCCAGGCACGCTAAACGTCTGCACCGCACTGGTGTAAGACGCAACAGCGGCAGGAGCAAGAACAGGGGCTATGTAAAAGGTTTCGTGGGAATTGCCACGGGTGACAGTCGTAGAAGACATGATTGATTCCTTAAAAAGGTGTGTAAATTGTATCTGAAAACGAAAAAAGGCCACCCCTTTTCAGAGATGGCCTCTTTCGCTTACATCAGCTTAGAACGGTACGCTAAAGTCGTATCCGTACACATATACGTCAAACGTAGCGCCTGGAACAACAGTAGTCAATCCAGCGGTCACGTTCAAGTACAAGTTTTGCACGGTGTTAGCAGTAGTTGATGCCGTAGGAGCAACCAGCGATACGCCTTGAGGAGTGCTCAAGTTCGCGGCAGTGATTGAACCGTACAGGCTAGAACCACCCGAAGTAGTAGCGATGCCCATTGCCAATCCAGTAGGAGTGACAGAAGCGCCTGCGTTATTCAGATTGGTAACAATCAGACTTTGCAACAGATAAGTTGCAGAGTTAACTACTTGAAAAGCGTAATTGCCGGTAGCGTTTGCAGTCACGTTTTTAATCGTGCCAACTAAACGCAAGGTTGTACCGGTAGTAGCGCCTTGAGGATGTGCAGAAATGGTTACTGCTGGGCCTGGATTTGCCATGATAAGTTCCTTTATTGATTAAGCTGCAATACGGCAGGCCAACTCAGGATAGAGTGGAGCCCAGCCATACAAGACATCAAGACGGGTAGGAATCGAGTCGTTGTTGATGGTGTACTGACGCACAACACGCATAGACAGACCGATTTCCTTGTCGCTTGCACGACCCGCAAAGTGAACGCCATCAGGCAATTCCAAGTCAGCAACTGCAAGCGTAAACGCATTGCGGTGCATCATCAAGTTTTGCGGAGAAGCCACGCCGGTGTTGTTAAACGCCGTAATGTTTTGCGAACCACTAGAGGTGATGCTGACGTTTTGGAATTGACCAGCAGTAATAACTGCGGGAGAAATCTGAACGTTAGTAGCGCTTGTGCCGACAGTCGTGGTGGACAGAACTACGAAATTACGCAGCTTGCCATACGATTGACGGTTCTGTGGGTTGACAGCATACACACCAGGGATGGTGAAAGTATCGCCAGCATTCAAAGTTGATGCAGAAGATGCAGCCATTGAAACGGTGCTGCTGTAAGCCCAGCCAGAAGTCAGAAAGCCAGTAGCCGTAGATACGTTGATCGCAATGGTATTAGCGCTCCACGAACCAAAGGTTTGGCTTACCACGTTCTGGTCAAGTTTCCAGTTAACACCAGCCGAATCACGACCCATCAAGCCCTTGCGATACTGCTCGCCGATAGCTTCTTGGGGCACAAATAGACCCTTGAGGCTGTCAACGATAGTTGCAGAAGTAAACGGCTCAATGATGCAAGAACGGCGACCATCGCGCGGAGCGCCTTCGCTGTCCAAGTATGCGCCAGCAGTCAGGTAGGTAATCAGACCTGTGGGAGGCGTACCAGCAACACCAACAATGTTAGCGGTGTTCAAGTTAGCCATAACCATACCATCGCGGTCAATCTTATTAGCGATTGCAGCAACGGCGGGCTTCAGCACGCGGTCAGAGAACATATCCAAAGACAGAGCCAAGTCTTGAGTGGTGAATTGGGTATCAACGTGAAATTGCGTGGACAGGGTAACTGGCACGCTGGTTTCGTTGAAATCTTCAACATTCAATGCAGGGCCGGTAGTACCGATA